AAAGTACTTCGTATTATATAACCGACTCAAAATTTTTTTAAAAATGGCCTTAAAGTGACCGTAAGGGGGTACATAAACCCTAATTTTTTAGGGTAAAAAATAATCATAGTTTATATAAATGGAAACAGAAGATAAGACGTGTGATGATACCCAACCCGTCGCAAACTGGAAATGTATATGGTTTACGTTAGCGTTAGCTGGTGGGTACTGGTACCTTCCACAGAGAAACAAGTGGGTCCTTCTAGGACTTTTATATTTACCGTACGTAGCACTCGCTTATTACGACCATTGGTACGATTGTAAACGTAACCTCGGACCAACGTACCTCGCAATGTTTTATCACTGGATAAAACCTCAAGATTCGGAACAGATCGTTAAGTATAAGAATTGGTGTCCCGAAATCAAAAATAGAGTTCTTTTCATAGATACGGTCATATTACTCGGTGGTTTAGTCATGTTACCATCGTTCCTTAAATGGAAACCTAAGTGAAAAAACAGGCTTAAAAAAAAGGTACTAAATAAACATATAACACAATGGCAACTCTTGAACAAGATTATACGACCGTACCTGGTCAATTATACGCGTGTCTTTCCGTCGTAGGTCCAGAAGCACCGCAAAAAAACGATAAGTTTGGTATTAAAATTAGAGGCGCGTTTAACTCGCGTGACGAAGCTGCTGCTCATGCGAAACGTCTTCAAAAAGAAGATGCGACTTTTGATATTTATGTTGTCGACATGTATAAATGGTTGTTAATTCCACCGGATAATCTCCAGATCGAAGATGCGCATTATGCGGATGAAAAGCTCGAGGAATTAATGATGGGGTATAAGGAAAATCAGGCACAAGCCGCTAAGATGTTTGCTGAACGTAAGAAGGATATGATGGCTGTTAAGGCACCTGGTACCGATACGTATTTCAAAAGCGGTGACGAAAACTCGCAATTTTATACGAAACCAGACGAAGCTCCTATCAGTCACCCCGGTGAAGTTTTGGACCGTCTCCAAAAAGAAAAACCTGACGCGAATATGGAAGATCTCGTTAAGGAAGCGGACGAGATTGTTGCTCGGGAAATGAAGGAACGACAAGAAAAACGTGAAGCCGACGCAAAGGAAGCGTTGGAAAAGGAGGCTGAAAAAAGGGGGTTTAATTCCGTGGAAGTCATGCAAAAGTTCGATGACGAAAAGGCTCGCGCTGATTTACAAGCTGCGGAAGAAGCAAAGAAATCTCAAGTTGAACTTTCGGAACAGGCGCAGATTAAGGAAGACGATGGTAAAGATGGCGAAGAGGAAGTAACATCAAAAAATATGGAAAATGTAGACCCAGATGAAGCGTAAATTAATTTTGTTATTTAAATGTAAGTATGTTGAGTATTATATTGAACATAATCACCATTCTTATAGTGTTAGTATCCGTCGTTTTATTTTTCAGAGTGTATAGGGATCAAAAAAGTAAATCGGGAGGTGGTGTCGACAACGAAGAGGTTACACCTTCTAAAGTTGCCGAGGACATGGCTAAAGATCCACTCATAGTAAGTAGATCATATTTTACTGAACCGAAAACGGGTAATATAGGTACGTTTACGGGTCAACAAACTACATCTGAATACGATTGGATAAAAGGTAAACCTTTTATCCCGGTCTAAGTATTACGGGTTGCATGGTTTTACCCATGAAAAAACCTAACAAAAACGCTACAAAAATTATAATGTACCCCGTTTTATCTAAATTCGAAAATATATCGTTTTTTTCCTGGTATTGAGGTTGTGAGTTATAATAAACCTGTTGTTGAGCAGGGTGTGTATAATACTTATCGTCTACAATTTCATCGTCATGTTCATCGCGTTCGTCTATTAGATCATTACTTTTTTTATTTATGAATTCATCTGGGTTATATTCAATTGGTGTTCCAACTTCAGCTTCCATATATAAAAAAGGTATCTATTTTTTTAAGCTTGTTATTTACTCGCTATATTCTTCTTCCTCTTCTTCTTCTTCTTCTTCTGAGTAGTCTTCATCTTCGTCCGTATCGTCTACAACGAACCCTTTTAAATTACCATTATCATCCGCATCTTCGTCGTCCTCATCATATTCATCATCCTCATCGTCTGAGCAAAAGTCTTCGTCATCTGTTTGTAAAACATCGTAATCGGAGTCGTATTCATCTTCCTTATAATCATCTTCCACTTCTTCGAATAATTCTAATCGTTGTGGTACTTTAGAAACTCTCCCCGAGCGTGTTTTTACAACAGAAACCATCGTATAATTATTAAATATACAATTCTTTTAAGTATTTTACTCACTTTCGTCCTGTAAAGTAGCATATAATTCGTCAAAATTTAGTTTTATATTACTAATAATGATATCTATATCTTCTAAAACACTAGTATCACCAGAAACTGAACTGAGTGCTATTTCATCTAGATTTGATATAGATCTATTCATTAATTTTTTAGATAAAATTGTATTCGATCTGTATTCGAGAGCCATTTTAATATTTTCTATGAATTCGGCGTGAATAGACGGGTTTAATCCTGAATATTTATATGTTTCACGTATGAGTTTATGAATTTCTATAACATTATTCTCTTTCGTTGACACTAGAGAAGATGCGAAGTATATAACAACGGCTAAAACAATTACTGCTAGCATTATATTCTATAATTTATCTACTATTTTTTTATCCAAATAATGTTTGCGGTTTTCGCAATTGCACACCTGTTCAATTTTATTTTTTATGATTTTGAACATGACATTACTTTTCTTACAATGTATACACGTGTAATTAGTTCGAGCTGAGTATTCTTTTATTTTTGTTTTGGACTTTGTCTTTTTCATTTCTATTTTGGAAACTTTAAAATCATCGTCTATTTTTATCATATTTTTCATTATAAAAACTGTAAGTTGATCGGTTAGATTTAAATCGTATTGTTTTATTTCTTCTTCTTGTTTTTTCTTGGTGAATTTCATATTAGTCGGTGGTACATACTTTTTAACACCGCCTTCTTTATACAAACGATTTATAATATTAGGTGGTAATTGATGTCTTTTACCTGTAAAATCTTTACAAAATCCGTAATGTCTTATTATATCAGTTGTAGAAAAACACTTTTGTGCTATTGTTTCTCCTAATATATGAAACCATACATGATTAGAATTATGGTTACATTTTTTATTTTCGCAATAGAAAGAATTTGTTGAAACGAGGAAGTTACCATTACATTCAAACATTTTTGTAACACGTGAAGTTGTCTGTCCTTCGAGATTTCTATTTATAAATTTTTCGAGAAGTTGTAATACTTCTTGATCTTTAAATTCGTTTTTAATTTCATCCGAAAAAGAATTCTCTTTATCATTTTTATCGTAATTTATAACTGCCCCTTCTATTATAACAGGTGTTGTGCTTTGTGTACGTATGGTTGCCATTTTTAACACTTCGATATCACCTTCCCTAGGATTTTGTATTTCTTGAAGTACATGAAAAGAAGATTGTTCGTGACCACATTTAAAAATGAATAATGGTATGTATTCACCTTGTATTTCTTTCCCCGTATTGTTACACTCTTCACATCCTTTTCCCAAACATTTTTCGTGTTTACCTTTTTTATGTGAGTAAGGCATTCTAAAACCACTACCTTGTGCTTTTGTATCCGAACTTCCATACACGGCTAAATCAACTATATCTGACCATTCTTTACTTCCATCATAAATGAAAAGTGCGTTTATGACGTGTTCTCTGAGTGCTATTGCCGATGATTTATTTACTACAAAATCTGGCCAATTTATATGAACACCTGATTTTATTAGATCCTTACACGCGGGTTTTGGTTCGGCCACTGATATTAAAGCATTACCACCACCATGACTTTTAACTATACCACATATTAATTGACATATATCGAATATTTCACGTATTTCTAATTCTTCTTTCGCTTTGTGATCGATATCGATAAAAAAATTATAATTTTCGGTCTTTTGTTCGACTACGAATATTTTTTCGTCCGCTTTATACGCTTCTATACATTTTTCATAAAAAAAATTCAATCTATCAAATGGCACGGAAAGAACACCGCCGTCCATGAGCACATGTGATACATTGGAGTTGTTTAAGAACCCCTGTTCCTTACACCATTGTTTAAACATGATGTATACTTATAATTCATTAGTTTTATTTTTTTATATTCGTTCATTCATCGCTATCGTAGTGATGTCGCCATATTGTTTTTCTATACGAAATTTCTGGATACTGTTCCTGTTCTGATAAAGTTTTTTTAAGTACCAAAAGTTCATAAACTTTATCGTTTTGATGAACTTCTAAATACCTGTTTGCTTTACTTTCGGTATATCCATGATGTTCAATTAGTATATCTTTTATTTGTGATAAAATATAGGCTTTAGACTTCATTATTTAATAGAGAAGGTTTTTCTATTAAGAGAAGTTACACACGTATAAAATTCGGGGTTATTGAGAACATTTTTGACGATCCTATCCCATTGTTTTTTTGTATTGAATTCTGTTAAGGTTTCAAAATTCATAAAATCATTTTCATCAAACGTTCTTTTAATTGGTAATTTTTGTATTTTTTTTAAATTTGTTTTTTGTTTTTCATCGTTAAACTTCTTAATGAGTTCGTTTTGTTCCTGTTGTGTATAATTTACGAAAAATATGAACACGTTATATTCTAATTCTACTCCTGGACTTTCCTTTACTGTAAACTTGAAAGTAGTATACTCACCTTTTTTGAGACTTATGACTCCTCTCGTTTCCTCTTCTAATTCTCGTAAGGCACATCGTATTGGATTGGGTATTTCTCTTCTTCTACACCCGCCAGTGACGAAAATCCAATCTTTGAATCTTCTATCTCTAACGGTAAGAAACTTCGGTTTAGAACCTGTAAAGGTTACAGGTATTGCAATAGCCTTGTATTTCTTCATTGCGCATTTGCAAGTTATAATTGAGCGAGATGATTATTCTGAAGAATCCTCTTCGCTTTCTTGATTTTCTTCATTTTCCATGTTCACTTGGGTTTCGTTTGTGACGTCATTTTCGTCATTTTTTGGCATTATATTGGAAATTTGTATTGGCCTGACTTTTGATAAAAATGAAGCCATTTTTCCATTCATACCCTTAACATCTTCCATCTCTTCCTTCGTGGTTTTGAGTTCCTTGTACATATAAATTGAAACAGCTATGCACATTATAACGGCAACTATCATTGCGGTATCTTTATCGAACGTAAACATTGTATATTAAATTTAGTAATTATGTTTTTAAGTTCGTATAATCGCGCCCATGTGTACACCGTTTTCCTTTGGGCAGTCATACCCCATTTGAGCAAATTGAATCTCCTGGTAATGTCCCTCTTTACACTCCGCATTTTGAGCGGGTTCTTGTTGTTTAGAGTCGACGAGATGATTCAAAGTTCCGGATTTAGGATCGTATGTAATAATAAAAATGAAAGCTAGTAAAAAAACTAATTGCCAGAACATTTATAATAAGTGGCTATAAAAAATAATTTAGTTCGAGTACATCAAACCACCCATACCGTTTTCAATACGGAGGATGTTGTAGTTGACACCATAAATGTCAGATCCATTGGTTTGGGTATCACTTACAATACGCGCAGAATCGAGTCTACTGAAGTTAAGCGACCCCGTTGGTTGGAGTTTGGACGTGTCGATACAGAATGGAACCAAAAGCGTAGAGATGTTATGGTTACCCTCAGAAACAGATGATTGTGTATGGTAGTACATTGGAATGGCAGTAAAGTGTGGATCGGCATCCTTGAAATCGGTAACATCCGTACCGTTGATTTGGAGCTTAATCTTGTTACCCGCAGATGTAAGATCGGACGAACCCGTTGTTTTAGCGACCAAGTATTTCATTGGATGGTTAAAGCTAAGTTCCTGGATCTTACTCGAAGATGCGATAGCTTTTTGTGTTTGTGTAATGATCATGTTTTGTGGCGTAGACGACAAGGCCGTACGTTCATCCGTATCGAGGTGGATGAATTGCGAAAAGCATTCCCATCGCGAAGAAGCAGCGTTGATTGTTCCCCACGAAATTCTGACTTCAACATCGTGGTATTGAAGCGCGACCAATGGGAGCGCGGATTGGGCGTTTTCGCAAAACGAAAACCTGAGTGGGTAGAATTTACCGTTTTTACCGGCAAAACCCGTCGTAGACTTAGTAAGGTTTTGGGACATAGTGATTGGCGCGAGATCTGTCGAGAATGTAGAATCTTGCGTATCAATGACTTGACCACCGATTAAGAGTTCAACTTTATCAATTTGAGCGGCTAAATCGGCGGCTGTAAATTCTTGCGCCGCACCATCCGAACCAACTGGTGTTAAGTAAACATAACCAAGCATATCACCTTTACGCTCGAACCTAACAGTGGACATACCATTAGACGATGGGTTGCCCTGGATAGTTTGTCTCTCGACAGTTTGGGCAAAGTTTGTGTGACGTTTATAGTTAGACCTAAAAAAGGAAACTTCGGGTTGACCGACGAGGTGCGCATCTTGGGCACCGATTGCGACGAGTTGGGCTATACCTCCAGACATATTTTATATTATACTAAGGTTTTTTATTTTTAAGCCTTACTATAACATGAAAGATTGGAAAAAAAGAATTTACGCTGCCGTGAATGAAATTGCGTTCATGTAAATATTCGCGTCTAATTTAGATACGGTCAAAAGACCATGACCGCTCTGGGCTATAGAAACATCGGTTGTAAACGCGATCTGATCTATACCTGCCGTGATTGTTTTTAAGACTTTTCTATCCGCCCCTGAAGCTAAAAGCGGTACTACGATTTGACCCCCGCTTGGTAAGTTTGTAACTGAAAGTATGGCGACGTCCGCGTCTATAGACGTGAGTGGAGCTGTACCGTAACTTTTGTTTTTACAATCTATTGCGAGTGTTCCTGACCCTGAAGTCCAAGTAGTTGCTATTTCCGTGTTTGTGAGTTGGAGGTTTTGTGAGGTAAGGTTTGAATCACAAAATACGTTACCAGTTACATTTACATTTGATCCGATACTGATACTTTTTGACGTCGTAAAGTTATTATCACCGTACGAAGCGTGTGGTCCCGTGAACTGAATAACGTTCGATGTCGCATTTGCGCTCGCGCCCGCACTCGCAACATCGTCTAAATTGAACGGTGACGCTGCGACGTGTAAAGCACCGATCGTAATGTTATCGGCCGAAATGTTACCTGTAACCGTGAGTACGTTAGACCCGTACGTGTTCATTGTAAGGTTTGATTCACCACTGGGTCCTGCCCATGGGGCTTTACCTATACTGACGTTAGCGTGATCACCCGAACCTTCCTCGTGTGTAAATTCCATGGTCGAACCACCTTGTCCCCCTGAATCGAAAATCTCACCGGTCGTTGTATCTATCGATAAAACGTTCTTTGTCGATGTAGAACCACCTTGTACTTCTGGGGAAAGTATTATTGCATCGTTTATGAAAAGATTACTCGTGTCTCCTGCGCCAGTAATATGAATATCATTCGCAAATTTAAGTTTTTTATCAGCTGCGATTGAAATATCACCCGCGGACGTTAAACCCGTGGTCGCGTTATTAAACGCGACTGTAACTGTTGTCGTTGCGCCCCCATCTGTAATAGCCTGTAAAGTCGAAGAAACATCCGCCCATTCAACTGCTGAAGCCGTACTTTTAAGAAACTTACCATCATTTACACCTAATTTTGCTAATGTAGTTGCACCCGTGGCGTAGAGTAAATCACCTGCCGTGTACGACGCGATGTTTGTACCCCCGTGATCAACATCGAGAACACCTGTAGTTATTTTTTCCGCATCGAGATTTGTTATATTTGAACCATCACCCTTGAGTGTCGCAGCATCTACTATACCCGTCGTGGTAACGTTACCTGCTGAAACATTACCACCTTCAACACTCAAAGTTATATATTCATCAGAGGTTGCGTTTGTAGGAACGATATGCGGATCGAGTGGATCGCTTAACGTATACGCGATAACATATTTCTTTTCGTCGCCCATAAATCCAGAAACAACGTTCGCGGTTGGTCGTGTCATTATCATACCTAAATCAATGGTATCGGACGCATTTGCGTTACCTAACTCGATAAGTGGATCGGCGATGGTATGATTTTTAGTATGTTGATACGTCGTGTTTCCTTGGACGAGTAAATTACCTGAAATTGTAAGGTTAGACCCAATGGTCATTGTATCTACACCATCGAATGTCAGTTTTGAGTCCGTTACTAATTGTTGAGACGAATTCGTAAATGGAATACGGTTAGCAGTTAAAGACGATGCTGTAATGGTACCAGTTAATGATGGACCAGAGAGTGTAGCGCCTGTTATTGTTGATGTCCAACTAGGTACATCAGTGTTTACTTGTAAAATCTGATTAGCGCTACCTATATCGAGTTTTTCTAACGAATTAGTTAGATCTGAATATAAAATTTGACCTTTCGTGTATTCTGTATGACCCGTACCGCCTTTATTTTCGGGTACGGTAGGTAAAACACTTGTTGAGAGCGTACTACCTCCAGCTTGTACTACATTAGACGCGTTAATATCGGCAAGATCCGAACCACTCCCTTCGAACGTGGCGGCCTTTATTTTACCGGCGGTCGTGATTGTTGTACCAGTATCTGTTAAATTCATAGACCCATCGGATTCTGCGGTCGTATTCCCGAGAACGGCATCTAGGGTTGTATCAACGGTTGACCATTCGGGTATATCACTAGACCCGAGTTTAAGATACTTACCAACATCTGCGTTAGAACCAGCGGGAGTGAGTGTTCCGAGTGCTGTACCTGTATTTTTACCATAAAGTATTGTACCATCTGCGTACGAGTTCTGACCCGTACCACCACTAGCCATTTGTATAGGTGAAGTTGTAGTAACCGAACTCGCTGAAATTGTATTAGAACCCTCAATTTTACCGTATATTGCACTAGTGGTATTGTCTCTTACAAATATATTACCACCAACATCGACGTTACTCGTTGTATGAATACCCGTGAGTGCGTTTGTAAACTGAACCGTATTGGATGTAATGTTACCTTGGTTTACGATATTTTCCATTGTAAGGTTCGAAAGGTAATACGAATCGCCTCGGTAATTTTGTGCGTTTACGTTACCGACCGTATCTAATGCGTATATCGAACCCGTGGGTACATTCATTTGAACTTGACCCTGGTTACCTATACTTATAGCGTGTGCGGGTGCGGTGTTTGCTAAACCAAGATTGGAACCTGTATAAGTACTACTGTGTATTGTTCCCGAAACTTGGATTTTATTATTAACACTTTCGTCTATATTGATAGAGGACCCCGTTGTAAATTTAGTAGACCGTGTTGTACCTTCAACGCGAAGTGTGTTCGTATCACCCGTTGGACCACACATGAAAACCTTATCTTTTACCGATAGGGCGTGTATGGGCGCACTATTGGCGACCCCGATATTCGATGTTGTTATGAAACCTGTTATTGCGTTACTAAACTGAACCGTATTTGAAGTAACATTACCACGATCCGTGGCAGATTGTAAAGTAACACCACCTAAGAGTGATGTAGGAACACTCGAATCAACAACTTCTTTCGTTGCCGCGGCATAACCTATGAGGTTAGAACCTGCTAATTCAGCAACGCGGAGCGGTGCCATATAAATGGAACCCGTGTTGGTCGCATTAATTGCGTTTTCTGAAGCATTGAATACGATGGTATTTTCAGCCTGGCTATCTGAAACGTGTTTACCAAACCGGATTTTGGTAGACCGTTCGATCGTAGGTATGTTTTTAACCATATTAATATAAGTATGTATTTTAATTTGCATAGATGAGACCAGCTAATCCATTATCAATCCTGAGTATATTATAGTTAACTGCGTATATAGGATCGGATATGTTTCGGGATTGACTGTGTATCTTTGCTGAATCTAAACGACTAAAATTGAGAGTTCCTGTCGGCTGAAGTGAACTCGTTGAAAGACAAAAACAGTATAAAAAGAAATCGGGTGATGTTACGAATTGTGTATGGTAATAATTTTGAACCTCCATGAAATGAGGTTTTCCCCACTTATAATTACCTATATCGAGTCCATTTATTTCTAGTTTAACTTTGTTATCCGCAGACGTTAACGCGCCATTTACAGTTGTATCCGAACACGCGAGGTACTTAACCGGGTGGTTAAACGTAAGTTCTTGTGTAAGTTCTTGGGACGGAATACTTTTTTGAACTTGTGTAATTAAAAGATCGTGTTTTCTGGAAACTATATTCCCGCGTTCTTCGTTATCGAGGTAATAATAATTCGAATAACATTCAACGTTATAGTTTCCAACTTGTGAACCCCAGTGAATACGTATTTCTACTTCATGATACTGTAAAGCAACTATCGGTAAAGCACATTGTGGACCTTCACAGAAGAAGAATCTTAGAGGGTAGAAATACGACCTCGCGCTCACACCCGGGTGTGTCCCGTTAGAGCTTTTAGAAACGTTTGTTGCGAATGTATCTATAGCTATTTTTTCCGTAAAAACTGCGTCTTGAGTATCTATAACCTGACCACCGATAAGTAATTCGACCTTATCTATGAGTTCACTCCAATCTTGGTAATCAAGTGCCTTTGTGTTATCGTCTATTGTAAAATATGTGTATCCGAGTAAATCACCCGAACGTGGGAATTTAACTGAAGACATAGCGTTATTTTTCACAGCTCCCTGTATCGTTTGCTTTTCGACGGATTGTGAAAAATTAGAGTGTCGCTTAAACGTTGAGTTAAAGAATGATATTTCCGGTTGTCCCATTATATGTTCATCTTGAGCACCAATGGCAATGAGTTGTACAACACCGGAAGACATTTATAATAAGAAAAGGTTAAAATTATAAGTACATAACGCCCTGAAATAATTAATAGGCTAAATTTCTTTTTTTGCAAACGAATTTAAAAACGAAAATGGCATCACCACACACAAGTGTATCACCAGCTTGGTCGTCTAAGTTAAAAGTTACTCTATCGAGTTTTCTGATTGGGTTATAATATTGTTGGATAATTGGATACTCGTTTCTAAAGAATACGGCTGTTTGACCGGATGAACCTCCGTGTATCTCGTGTTCGCACATAATCGTTCCAAAAATACCGTTAAGGTGGTTATCGGCATCATCGAGATCATTTTTCCCGCGTTGTGTAAAATGATTTTTAAGTTCTTCTATACCGATGTGTATACATCTCGTGGCATAATCGGTTATGTTAATACTCGCGGCGAGTAGTTGTGCCTGAACAACATTTTCGAGTGGCGTTGGTAAATGAAGTGTAAAATCAGTATCGGAAGTTGGGTCTAGGTTATCGAGTATAACAGTATGATGTTCGTATTCGAAATCAGGTAAAGTGGACTGACTAGTCACTAAAGCCATTTATATATACTGGAGATTTTACTTCATCTTGTATCCCGCTTGCGCCGCGACCAACTTTTGGCCTTCGCAAATACCACCTCGACTATCCGAGTAGTACGATTTACCGAGACACTCTTCCTTAGACTCGAGGTTGAAAAGCGAGTCTTCGTTCGTCGTTTCGATATCGACTGGGCTGTAGTAGCTGGTTCTCAAAAATTGGAGAACACACAAAATCGCAAAGACGATCACGATCGCCTTGAGTGTACTTTTATTGGTAGCGTTAAGTTTCATTTGTAATTGACAAATATTTTTTTATAAAGTGCGTTAAAGAAATTAGAATAGTTTCAATATAAAGATTAATGGACGGTGAGATCATCCTTAATCGAGGTGACACGAATGTTATGAAATTAGACGATAACGAACAGGCCCTGATGAATGAGATTGAAATTGAAATTCCAAGACCTCAGCCTGTAAAAAAACAAATGCCAAAACCCATGAAAACACAGTTTACTCCACCACAAACACAAACTTTCCAGGAAGATATAGATTCTTTTGCGAATCCCAATAAACAAAATCAACCTACAGCCCCTCCAGCAGAAGAACCAGTTGATTACGGAGAATACGAAGCTGAAGACCCCGGGTACGATTACGGCGGTGGTGGTATTGGTGGTATGAGCGGTGGTCCGTATATGGAAGAGGAACAACCATCACCTGGGTATAAAACAATAGACGAAGAGAAGGCCGATCTTGTAAACAAAATTGGTCGATTAGAAAAGAAAGGGTTTACGGTAAACAAACGTTTAAACGCGTATTCACCTATAGATGAACTTAGAACAGAGGTTAAACGAATTACGTATAGTATAGACGTCGATAAATCCATTAAATTTTCCAGACGAATGCTTATCGCATGTACCACTGGTTTAGAGTTTATGAACAAAAAGTATAACCCGTTCGAGATTCAACTCGACGGTTGGTCGGAAAACGTCATGGAAAACGTCGAGGATTACGATGAAGTATTCGAGGAGTTATACGTGAAATATAGATCTAAAATGCACGTCGCACCAGAAATTAAACTTATAATGATGCTTGGTGGATCAGCAATGATGTTTCACTTAACGAATAGTATGTTTAAATCGGTCATGCCAAACATGAACGACGTGATCAAACAGAACCCAGAACTCGTACAGAACATGATGTCTGCGGTTCAGAATACGGTTCCAAAATCGCAACAACAATCAGGTGAAACTGTGGATGCGAACGGACGACGCGAAATGCAAGGTCCAGGTTTAGACATTTCGAGTCTCATGGGTAATATCATGATGCCACCAACACCGCCAATGAGTACTACGAGTATACCACCGAATACTAACGCACCAGGTGACGATGACGTAGACGACGATATTTCGGATATTGCCGAGGGTGATGTTGCGAATACTAAAGACGAAAAAGAGGAAGGTGATAATGAAGTGCGCGAAGTTAAAGTTACCCAGACCAAATCAAAACGGGGTGGCGGGAAAAAGAAAAAGTCGGTCGAAATTAATTTATAAACAATAGTATAAATGATAGGGTATTGTCCTTTAGACGAAGATCCTATTGAGAGACCCCAACGTCAGGAAGTGGTCGCTAAACCCCAGGTTACTAAACGTAAAAAACGTAACATTTTGGGTGAAGACGATACCGAATGTAATTACGTTGTCATGTTCTTTATAGCGGGTGTTATAGCACTCGCGATCATGGACTCACTTCCAGGTAAAAAGTGAAGTAAACCATCTACCATCCTGCGTTTTCCAGCATGGTAAATGTGATTTTGTTTTTTTTTAGTTAAAATTTTAATTGTACCGTATATAATCGTAAAAACAGTTATCTCCTGGTATTTCAGACCAGGAACTATCACCTGGTTCTTTCCAAAGACTATATAATGCTTCACCACCACCATTTTCCTGAAACCGTACGAATATTTTATGGTACCCAGTTTTCAAATATATAGTACCATAAGTTCCACCGGGGTTTGTGATTGTACTATTATGACCATGTCCACCGTACCAATAAGCGACTTGAGTACCGTTTATGTACATATCTGAAGCATCGTCACTATTTAAACCAAAATAGTGCGTTCCAGCTGTAGTTACTTTTAAATAACCTTCAAATGTTTCGGCAAATGTATTAAGGCTGCTAGCGGCCGCGTGACGTGGTCTACTTAATGCTTTAGTACCTGAACTTAGACTTTCGAAATACGTATCCATAGCAGATTGTGTATCCGGTGTACTCGCACCCGATGTAAAACGCAGTCTTATTAGGTTCCCCTTAACTAAATGTTGTTCATATCGTGATGTACCAGTTTGTATAGAGTTACAGTGAATGTGACCGTTAACATCGAGTTGGGCATTTGGACTTGTAGTTTCTATACCAATATCAGCATTTTGTATATAAACGTTCGTTCCTGACGTTGTCCATGGAGATGATCCACCTCCACCACCACTTATCGTTGTCCAAGAAACAGTGCCTCCCGAACCACCGCTCGTAAGAACTTGACCGCTCGTACCCGCACTCCCGTTTGCTAGAATAGTCTTTTTAAAATTCGTTCCCGACGAACTAAATTCCATGTGCGTTTCCGTTTGTAACGCATCTTTACTATTCGCTATTTTTAGTTTATCGTTATCACTGTTATCGATACCCATACACCAACCAGTATCATCTGTATCCCACGAAACAAACGGGTCACCCGAATTTGTGCCGTTTACTTTCATAGCCATTATGGCGTGGTTTGTACCCGAAGTACCAGTTTGTGAAAGAAATATACCGTTATTCGTTGGTGAGGTATTACTCGTAGACGCTAATACCTGTAAAGGCGCACCCGCGGATGAAGATGATCCGAGACCGATAAGTGTAGAGTTATTTTGTCTTAATTCACCTTCAACGTTTATATCACCGATAACATGACACGCCGCGTTTGGTTGAACTGTACCTACACCAATTCTACCATTCGTAAGGATATCACCACCGACACATAATATTTCGGGCGGTGACCCGTTTGCAAACAAATCTGAAGGCTGCGCACTTTGGTGTCCCGAACCTCCTATCTTGTACATTAAACCCATGTATACGTTATTTATACCGTACCCATCATGAGTGTTATTATTATTATTACCACCGAACCAGAACCCGGATGGATTTGAAATACATCCTTGTGCAACGCTCGCACTACCAGAACCAGAAACTGATATATTTTTACCGACACCGTCTACGTATAATAACATATGGTTCCTAGTATCTGCGATATTATTCGGTGCGCCAGATGTATAAAATTCTGGTTGTAATGCTGTAGTTGTATTCCCTTCATATTGTCCCGGAAACTTTACGTCTATACAATACCAGCGATTCTTTACAAAATCCATTTGGTGTACATAATACCTATTGTTTTCACCTAACCAAAACCTGAGACCTCTATCAGTTGAACTGTTATAGAATAGGTATAGAGAACACCCTTGATACCTATTTCCTGTTGGACCAGGTGTTGGTATGGTACCTAAAGCGCATAAAAGCTGTCCTTTAGAATTGCTAGCGGTATACGTACTGTGATCATCTTTCAGGTAAAGCCAAAATCCGAAACGCGCACCTTTACCGTGTGTACTTTCTGAGCTACCTTGTACATACGAATTACCGCCCGTAAACTCGTACGCTCTAAACACAGATGAATAGGATACGTTTTGTGAACTCCCAGCCCAATTTGATAATACAAAAGTGTTATCCCGTGTATCGGCACGTGAAATAGTATGACCGGATGCACCCGATAAATTTGTACGACCAGCATAGTTTACGTTAAGTTTATTACGTATTTGAACATCTTTATCAATATCTACACCCGCGGTACAAGCCGAACGCGATAGCCAGTGATCACCTACAGAAGAAATAAACGTATTCTCGTATAAAGACGCACCTATACCAATGTTACCTTCTTTGTTTATGTGCATGTGCGCAGTAACAGAGTCACTTCCACCAACTTGGAAAATGAGTTCTGGCGCATTGAGACGAATATGATCACTTTGTGTTTCACCTTGGTGTCTAATATGTAATTCAGACGCACCCGTAAGATCACTTGAATTATGTACTCGTCTTTCTATGGTACAAAGAGAAGCGTTATTATCATTATACGTACCACCAAACGAAATCCTTTTATCGTATGCGTTTGTTAAACTATTATCGGAAGGACCCAAAAATATTTCATCGGCGGCCATATAACCACCTATTAACGTATTACCCGCGAGAGTATTCGTTAATAAATAATCATAAAATTGAACTTGACCACTATTTTGTCCAGGGTTTGCGGAAACAATAAGAGATCCGTTTGTTATTGTACACGTTGTTAGCACAGTATCCCCGTATGAAGGTGTACCAGACATCCAACTGTGTTTATTACCGTTTTGGTACCACGAACTACCACTATAATCCATAATTGAGAAACCACCACTATTAAGATCTTGAGTAACTATTCTATTATTCGAACTGTTTAGTTTGAACGAATGACCCGTACAACCTCGCATTGTTGCGCCAGTTACCGGTGATAAACTTTTAACCCATGCGTTGAGTGATGAACTGAAATCAAATAATTCAATTTTACCCACATAAGTTTCATTTTGGTAACCTTTCATGGAAAACGAAGGTGATCCCGCTACTACGCGCGTACCATCATCCGATATATCGACAGCGAATCCCATTCGGGGCATAGACCAAGGTTCTTTCCACCATCGTGATGTACCAAACCAATTCTGACCAGAACCAGTTAAATCGAAATTGACTTCATGTACACCCGCATCACCATACATAGTTTGACCAACTAACGCGTTCGATGTCCACCACGATTGTGTATTCGTTAAACCACCTTTATAGACCTGTACAAAACCTAACTGACCAACAACTTCCATGTCGGAGTCATCTGGACTAACGTGAGGTCCAAATTTGATGTTACCAGTAGGATTGTAAGTAGCGTTTATAAAATTAGTACTGGTATGATCTGAATTAGAATTACTAACCTCAGCAAGGTCTGTACCCGGCGCACCTATCGCAAGAAAATCACCATAAAGTGATAATGCGACCGAGTACCCGTAATTGTTATATTCTGAATCTACAGAAACGTAACCGGATGAGTTTACTGATGTAGCACACTTTATTAAACTCTTTAACGTAGTTTCTTGGTGTTTCCACGTTTGCGTCCATTGGTTATTACTCTTAAGTTCGTATATGTATGCCGTATTTATACCCGGCGCACCTATAGCAACTCTATCGCCCAAATCTGGTGATATAGATACACTAAACCCGAAATTATTACTCGATGTTGTTACTGGACACTGTATGATATTACTATAGTTACTCCATCCCGAACCAGTCCAATCGTATATGTATACTTTACCAATATTCGGTGCACCTACGGCTATACGTGTACCATCGTAATTCATTGATACGGATTGACCAAACTCGGAATTCGAAGTTCCATTAACAGTTATTGCGCTCGACCATACGTTACCAGTACCGCCAGAACCTGGTGGCGTAAACGTGAATGTACTAAACGTACCTGTTTTTGAACTTGATTGAGCATTAGATATTACGAGTGTATTTGTATCGAAACTCATCGATACTGCTGATGCGCCATGCCCGGATATACTGGGTCTGGAAATATTAACACTCATTTAGTATTTAGTATTTGTACACATTTAATTATTTGATTAATCTATTCGCTGAACAGATGCTTTTCTTTCGTTAATTACCGTAGTTCCACTAACATTGTGTGACCTAACTTTTATCGTATCGGCTTCTAATACAGTTGGTATTGTCAATGTCTTACCTACATATACATTACCTTCGAAATAAGCATTACCTTTTCGTACGACCATGACGTCTATAGGAGTACCCGACCCGTTCCATTCCTGTATAGTAAAAACCTGACCGACCGATAACGTATGGTCCGGGACGGTGTTTGCGATCCCGTTACGTGCGTTTGTCGATGTATCTGACGTGATCAAATTACTCGTCGTTAGTGTTCCTGTAGATCGTTTATAATGTAAAGTATCCTTATCTGATTCTATATCTTGGGTACCATGATCATTCGCGTAAAGAATAGGTTGATTAGTTGTTGAAGTGGTATCATCACCGATTGAAATCTGTGATACGGAAGGGGATGCCCATTCTAATGTAACGGCACCACCACTACTTGTAGAACTACTAAGGAATTTTGTTGTAGTACTTGATTCGGGTGCTAATGTGTTTATTGCCGATGTACCGTTACCTATTAATATATGATTTGTACTAAGCGTATCTTTTCCCGTACCTCCGTGGTCGACGGGAACTTTTCCACTATTGTTATTTGCTTCAAAATTTAAGTAATCTAAACCTGAACCATTACCAGAAAATTTAGTAGCCGTTACCGTACCGGTATGTGGATTATACGTAAAATCCCCATCTGTATCCCTTACGATATGTGTATTTGAAACTGTTTCTTTTATTAACGCGATGTTTAAATTCGTATCGGACGTAATTGTTTCAACTTTAACGTTCGCAGATTCACCCGAAAACGTACTCGGTGTTATTATACTTTCGAGTCCACCTGATTTAATTTTTAACGTACCATCGTCCGGTGTGTACGTAAAATCTCCATCTGTATCTGTTACTATATGTGTATTTGATTCCGTCGTATTTGTTAAC